CACTGGATCAACACCCATGCTGACCCGTCCACCCAACCCTCTAACCGCTTCCTTAAATTCATCGTGGAGTTTTTGACCTTCGGATTTTTCTGGCTTGGCGGGTTGTGACTCAGTAAGTGCTTTTTTAAGATTCGTTAAAGACTCTCGACCAACCATATAGCCCCAGTTGGGAGGTAGATTCTTTTCAGAAGTTACCTCGCCCAACTTTTGTTCTTTATATCCAGTTTTAGTTGGCCTGACTGTTTCTGGTTTTTTGTAAAAAACACTGTATGGCCCGGTTTCACCTTCTTTATATTCAGCCCACACTTCTATTGGTTGCGCGGGTTCTTTCTGTTTTTCAACAGTAGTTTCGGTTGACTGTTTTTCTGTGGGTTCAGGTACTCCTATTGTTGTGTCAGTTTTGGTAGTATCTGTAAATATGTCCTCATACCCCTCTTGATATGTACGAGTTGTCGGTGGTTGCGGCGGCTCTGTCGGAGTAATTACCCGTGGAGTTTTTGGGGTTGGCGCGTCTTCGTCAGGATCGCGGGGCTTTGTGTCAATAAAGTCTTCGGCAGTTCTTCTAAATCCTAACTTACCACCCTCTGGATCAGTGCGCTTATTAGACACGCGCTCACTTAATTTATTTTCAATATCCAGTGCAGCAGTTCGCCCAGCGTCGTTCTGGTCGCCAAGGTCAATCACTCTACCGTTTTCATCCAGAAGCGCAGTTGGGGCGTTTGGAATTGTGCTTGAATCCAGCACTTGTCCTGTGTCTGCGTCTATGATTGGCCCACCCAGTATCATTGGCGGCACTTCTGTTGGGCCGGGTAGGTATCTGGAGGGTGCGGTTAGGTCGGGGCCAGTTAGCCGTGGGGTTCCAGCGGTTGGGTCGTAGAGCGGATCAGTTCCAATCAAAGCGACCGGCTCATCATACGACAGTCCAAGGCGTTCTGGTGGGGCTGGAAGTGCGCGTTGCGTTGGTGGTGCAAGTTGGTCGGCAACAAACGCATCAGTTTTTTGTTTATATGCTTCTCTAAAATACGTTCGTCCTCGCAGTGCAGAAAATGGCCCACCAATAAGCGTTTCAGCCGCAGCACTTTTCAGCGCATTCTCCCAAATGTTCCCGCGCTCAACTCCCTGTGATTCGGCATACACATCACTGGCCAAAGATTCAGCCGCACCTAATCCAGAATCAAATGCAACTTCGGCCCCAACCTTCTTCGCAACCGTGCCACTCACACTGGAACCCATCGGCACAAACTTACCCACCGGCACTGCGGTAGATGCAATCGCTATGCCTCCAGCAATTACGGCAGATTTGTTGGATGTGTCGCGGGCAGTTTCATAGGCGGCATTTAAGTCTGGTGTCCCAGCCATGTCTTGCTGGTGACGCAGATTGATGTAGTCGTTTTTGAAAGTTGCGCCTTTAGCAGACGTAGCTTGAATGCTGGATGCTGTGGCTCCAGCGGCAATGAGTCCTCCAAGTGGAGTTGTTACTGCGCCCGCACCAACGCCCGCACCAATCGTGGGGGCAATGGTTACACCAGCCTGACCAAGTACGTTTCCGAATCCTCTTGCACTTAACAGACTGGCCTCATCGGCTTGCGGCGTGGTTTTCCATTCTTGGTATTCTTTTTCCAGAAGTCGTTTTGCTTCGCCGTGGCTCAACTCCAGCAAAGTTTTACCCAGCACGAAGTCGTCTTTGGCTTGCCCAATCCCTTGAATAAAACTGGTTATGAATCCTTGTTCGTCTGCCTTTTGCTGGGCTTCTTCACGGGCTTCCTCAAACTCCCGTCGCCGTTGTTCCTCTTTGATGGCGGCGATTTGTGGAGCGAAGTTCTTTTGAATGGCTTCTTGGATTTCCTCCCGACTCATCTCGTCGGGGAAAGTTGCCGTGCCAACTCCCTTGATGAGTATTTTTGGCATTATTAGGGAATGAATTTATTGGTTAGTGGATCAAATGTGCCGAGATCAGTTGCTTCGTCCAATGCGGCACGAAGTCGCGCCACTTTATCTTCTGCTACTTTAATTCTAGCGGGCGTTTCGTTTTCTGATTGTAATATCCCTAGTTCTTCCAGTGCTGCCTCATAGTCGGCTTTAGCTTTTTTGTATTCTTTTCTCGCATTTTCGGATTTATTAAACGCTATCCTCTTATCCGTCGCACGTTCTGTGGAGGATATGGTGTTTTTATTCGGCACTAATCCAGAGGCGGTAGACTTTACGTTGTAGAAGTATTTTTGACCGCTTGGCCCTTCCGTTTCACGGATTGGCGACGGCGCATTTGGATCGTACTGGGTTGTGATGTTCCTCCATTTACCCAACAATTCTGCGCCCATTTGCGGCCCGTATTCTGCCGTGATTTTTTGAATTTGGGAGTAGCGTTCTTGGGGAGTTAGTTCGCGGGTTTCCGTTGTAGGTGGGAACCATTTGTATTCTGGTTCCACTTCGGGCATTTCAATTCTGACTGGTGGAAGTGTTGAAGCTGAATCTTTTTCTTCGAGCGGCCCTGCAACTGGTTGTTTATTTTGTGTGGCACTTTGTAGTGTCCTTATGTCGGATTGAATCGTCTCAAGGTCTTTGAACAAACTTTCTGCCCGTTCTTTGTTTCGTTGTAAGGCGTCTGTTCCTAGTTCTTGCTCCGTTGTGATTATTTGACGACCAACCCCTCCTTCGCCTGTTTCTGAAAATGTTGGGACTTCTATTCTTCTTTTGTTTGATACGGAAAGTTGCCCGTTTTTTACACTTGCCCCAACCGCTTCTAGGTCTTGTAAAATGTTGTTTTTAAGTTCTGTGGCTGAATTGATTCCTCTTTTTATCAACTCTTGCGGTGGTAAAGAACCGGGCGCGTTTCCTGTTAAAGATTTTAGAAAGCCTCCGCCGTAGTATTTTTTTGCTAAAGCAATGTTGTCTTGTGATGGTAGTCCTCCTTCAACAACAGTGCCGGAGGTAGAAGTATCAAGATTTTTTTCCGAGGCCGCGCTTGGTTGGTTTGCCTCCACTGCCACTGGAGTTTTTGGGGTGGCTGGTTGTTGCGGCATTTCCACCGGGCCAAAGTAGCCGGGCCATTCCTCAGTTTTTGTCGTTGGAACTTGGCTTAACAATTCCTCTGCTTTTAGATACGCCGCCTCTCTTTCCCTTCTAGTTTTACGGTCTTCAACTGCATCCGCTCTGGTTCCTTCTGCAATACCCAAGCGTCGAGCCTCCATATCTTGTGCAAATCGTCTTCCTTCTATTTCCTTTTCTAGTGAGTAGTTGGAAATGGCAGCTTCTAATTTACCCAGTGGCATTTCAGCAATACCTTCGCTGAACTTCTGAACGTCTTTAAGTTTCTGCTCGTATTCTGGAGTGTCGGCGCGTTGGGGGTCTTCGTCTACCCACGATGCTAAATCCTGCATCTTTTGTTGGGCTACAAACTCCCCTTTCTCAGTCAGTATCTCCCGCTTTTCTTTATTCTTACGATACTTCTCCAGTCCTTCTGAAATACTACTGCCAAGGCTTTCAAATCCTTCCGCCAAATACCTACCCGGTGCAGTAGCGGCTTGCATATAACCCGGCGGCAACGCGGCTGGGCCTCCCCCTTGATACTGTGAAAAATAGTTAGCCATTTTATTATCCTGTTGGATTTCCTCTCCCTGCGAGCCAGCCGCCGCCCAACGATCCCAGTCCCTTCATAATTCCACCAAACATGGCGGCTCGGTTTGCTGCGCTCGCGGTTCGTGCGGCTAGTTGTTGTTGCTGGTTTCCAGCGTAAATGTTTTGTGCGTATGCGGATTCTGGACTGAACATTTGTCCAGCGTTGAAACCTTGCGCTTGTCCAACCACGCCTCCTGCCATCGCTGGAGACACGGAACTCGGACGCCCTAGAATCGCCATGAATGGGTCGGCTCCAGTTGCTTGGTTGAGTCCAACCATTGACTGGGCAAATCCTTGACGTTCGCGGCGTCGTGCGGACGCGCCCTGCATTTGGGCCAAACTTTCAATCGCGGCGTCTCCCAGTCCGTACCCTAGTCCGCGAGCGGCTTGTCCAGCCCGTGCTGACTGCTGGATTTCTCGGCGTTCAAATGCAGAGAGGTTGCCTCCAGCGGCTAAATCTTCTTGAGCTTGTCGGTTTAGTTCAGCTAGTAGTGCGGCCTGTTCTGGATTTGCTGCATCCAGCGCGGCTCTCGCTCGTCCACCAAGTCGCTCAATCGCCTCAATATCGCCCTCCCGTTGCGCGGCCAGATTACGTCTGTCCATTGCGCCCAGTCGGTCTTGAGTTGTTTCATATAAATCCAGCAGTTGTGGAGTTGTAGACTTCGCAATGTCTACGTCTAACTGACTGTATTTGGGACGAAACTCGGCTTCCGCCGCATACAACTCTGGAGCCAAATCAACTTGGGCTTGAAGCGTGTCGCGTGTCTCCTGCCCGTAGTTCCTCGGTTTTGGAGCTTTTACTCTTGTTCCCATATCTTTGTACCTTTCGTTCGTAAGTTTTCCATTTGTAAATTTTTAACTGATCGCCTCTACGATGCCATGCCACATACGGCAGTTTGAATGGCGCGACCTCCAAAAATCTCGCAAGCGCACCTTCCCCAGCCCCACGCCAGACGAACCAAGTGTCACATTCCTCCAGTGGATATGTGGTTGTTGTAGCGGCTTCTGACTCAACCTTGGAGCGCGGCATTGGTCGGCCCATGATGAATGCGTCGTCGCCTGACCAGACATAGGCGTTGTGGAGATGCCAGACCAAGTCTTGTTCAAACGATGTGATGCTATCTTCTTCATGGCTTTTCTTGGCTTGCTGGATTGGTGTTAGCTGCGAAGCCATTGTTTGAATGTGATTTTCTGCACTACGTCCTCTGGATTTTTGGCGGCACGTTTTTCTGCCTCCAGCAATTGACGATCAGTAAACATTAAATTCATCTCAACTCCCCAGCTATCTTTGACCCGCAAAAAATTGTACTCCTTCAACGCTCCAAACTTGGGCTTGTAGTTGTCGATTTTTATGATTCTGCCGAGTTTGGGTTTCATCCTATCAAAGTGACTTCAAACAACCGACTTGGATTGTCGTCTGCGTCTACTGGTATTGCTATCGCGCAATAGTTGTCATCTGCTAATCTACTGCTATTAACCGTGGCTACTAAAACAGCATTTACATCTATACTGTTTCCTGCGGCATAACCAACGTCCATGTGCTGCCAGTAAAGGTAATCAAATAAATCGTTCCATGAGTCCGGTGTTTGGTCGTCGCTATTGTCACCAGTTGGGTCGTATGGGGTGCGAACAGACGCGACTAATGCTTGGGTTCCTAAATTGTGATTCAGTATGTACCCATTGTGAGTCACTGTCCCGCTACCGTTTGTCAGGGTGAAATCAACGTCCGTTCCCTGCGCCCCTTGGCCAAAGGTGATTTGTGCAGTGTATTTCGAGGGGTAGTTTTCAACCGATAAATTTATCTTCCCATCGCCGTTTCCGTTATCGAAGTAAGTCGCGGTGATGTTGGTTTCAGTGTTGCCACTAAACATCGCACCCACAATGTCCTGCACGTTCTCATTGGACAGTTGAGTGTTTGGCGGGGTTGCAAATGTTCCGTCATGCGCTAAAAACTGACCACTGGTTCCAGCGGCAGGAACAAATCCATTGTTGCCAGTTGGGTGCGTGTGGTCTCCCGCTGCAACATCTGTTGACCCAGTGCCAACGTCCTTGGTTGCGGAGTCACCTAGTCCAGTTACGTTTGCGACTGCAATGTTGCTAAACGAAAGTGTTCCCGCTCCATCGGTGACCAACGCTTTACCAACATCTCCATCAAATACTGGAAACGTGTACCCACCAAACGTAACAGCACTGGTAAATCGTGCAGTCCCATCAACGTCCAAACGATATTGTGGAGACGAATCATTGATTCCAATGAATCCAGCGAACGTGCCACTACTAGGTATGGATATTTGGGCAGCGAGTTTGTCGAGGAACACTTTGTCGGTGTTGTCCATCAACCCGTCAGTTGTGCTTGTCGCAGTGTTGTACGGTGCTTTTGCGGCTAAATGAGTAACGATGTTGTACGCACTCCAAAGTTTCTCTTGGCTGTCCGTGCTGGAGTCGTCAATGACTCTGTGTTCTGCGACATCGTAATTAGTCAGTGCGTTGTGGTCGTGGTTGTGACTAGCCGCAGCGAAATCAGTCGTAGCTGAAGCTGCGGCTGTTCCAGCATCAGTTATGTTTGAAAGAGTGTGGGTGTGACTCGCCACAGCGAAAGCAGAAGAATCATTTCCATCCAGCTTGTCCGAGTCTGCGGCTTTTGCGGTGATTCCTAAATATGCAGTGTCGTGGTTGTGGCTAGATGCCGCTTTAGCCGCAAGCAGAGTATCAGTTTCGGTTTCAGTGTAGTAGCGGTCGTCGTGGGTATGTGCCGATGGGGCAAACGTGGATGGAACGTCTGCGATGTTGTTGTAGCTAATGTCACCATCGTCAATCATACTGGCATCTATTTTACCAGTTGAATCCAGCTTGATTGGTTTACTCGCATCTCCCGCACCAGCACTGGTTTGAACCAGATCAGTTTCCATGACTGCACCCGCTGAATCCACGGCACTGGTCGTTACGGTAGCATCACTACCGGCTGGGCCTTGTGCGCCCTGCGCTCCCACTTGGCCTTGCGCTCCAGTTGGCCCAGCCGGGCCAGTGACAACTGTGGTTTCACCGTCTGTGGTGGTTGTTGTGCTAGTGACGGAGGCTGCCCCGCTTGCCTCCAATGTTATATCGCCAGTTAAAGACTTGGCCGCAAAACGACCATCAGATTGCGCCACAAGAATCTGACCCTCCGTTGCCTTGGCCAACTTCTTTGGATTGATGTTGGCTAGGTTGGATATTTTGCCATCGGTGATGGATAGCGGGTCTATGTCGTTCTTGCCGGGCATTTATGCTGATGGACTTGTAAAGTCAAAAGTTCGACTAAATGCAGTGCCGTCTGAGCCTGTTGCTTTATACCGATACATCCCGTAATCATCCAATGTCACGTTAGTAATTCGCAGTGCAACGAGTTCAATATTCAGACTGCCAGAATGGGAGGATTGCCCACCCCATATTAAAGATTTGTTACCTGTTATTGAAATATCCGTAAAACTTGCCCCGTCGTCGTTGCTTTTTTGCCAAGTAACAATGCCGCTTGTTGATATATCAGATTCAGTGGATAACACATAGCCACCCATTTCTCCGTCTGCCCCAACTGCCGCCCGAATCATAAAATACGAGCCGCCCACTATGGGGTCGTGGTCTTCTTCGTAAACCAAAGAAACGAAAGATGTTCGTCGGCTAATCATTAGGTAGTTACAACATACGCGGCTATTACGTTGCTATCTCCTGCTCCAAAAGCAGTGATGGAAAGCAGTGCCACTTTTCCAGTGGCTATTGATCCCGGCGCACTAGACCGCTCCGGCCAGTTCCAGCTTGGGAACGTAAAATTCGCTGTTCCAGAACTCGGCCCAACAATACGGATAGAGATTGTTTTTACGTTGCCACTGGGCTGATTAGTTAAAACAAAATTATAGTCTTTAGTCACCCCTCCAGCCGGTGCGCTAGTGTTGATGGTCTGAAACGGTGCGCCGTCAAGGTCTATGGTGGTGGTTATATCGCCATCCGAATCTTCTGTCCCTAGTTGCGGCCCATTGGAGTCGCTAGTTGTTGCGTGGGAGTATTCTGTGGTTCCGACTTTTTGAATCGTGGAGACTTTTGCTTTTTTAAGTTGTGCTGACCCATTCGCAGTAACACTGGTGTCATGCACCATCACATAGTCATCGACTTCCACCGAATCCAGTGCGCCTAACCCGTCAATAATGTTAGAATTTCCATCAGCGTTTTTATTGATGATTAGATTTTCTTTGACAATGGAAGCATCTGCAATTTTGGCGAGCGTCACTGCATCATCTTTAATGTGATCTGTGGTCACTGCTCTGGATGAGTCGGAGCTTGCATGACTGGCAAGTTTGGTTGAAGTCACGGCTCCAGCGGCAATCTTCGCTTCAATAATTGCGCCGTCTGATATTTCACTTGAACCAACGCTACCCGTGACGGCAACCGTTGGGGTTGCGCCAGAATTCAATGCGGCTCTCGTAATGTTGCCGCTACTAAAATCGTGTCCCTTCTGGACTGTTACAGTTAAACTCATATTTCTGTCGTTGTTAAATTTTGTCCTGCCGCCGCTTCGGCTTTTACGCCAACCACTTCGGCCCGCCCATTAGTGTTTGTTATTTGAAATTGCACATACCGTCCTTGTCCTCGGTAACGGTATTTGTTGTTTGTGTGCTGGTGGAGATCGGGGTCAAATCCAATGTTGTCGTCATCTCCAATGCCATCGGGTAGATCAATTTCTGTGGTTGGGTTTACCGAGTAGTCTTGCCGGTATTTGGTGAAGAAGTCGTCGTTCACCATAGATTCGGCAAAATCAGCTTTATCAAAGGGTCGGTCGTATTTAGTCCGACTAAATGTTTTTGAGCCGGGGTTTCCGTTGGAATCCAGCGTTAGTGTGGTGTCGTCTTCTTCTGGCCCATCAAACACGGCCTTGACTTGAAAACTGGGGTCGTTTGTTTGCAGTTGGATTTCTGCGCCCTTCCAGTTTTTCTGGCTTATGTCTCCAGCCGTGTAGCCTCTGGTTTTGACCTCATCACTAATCTGCTCCACCGTAATTTGGCCAAACGCAGCATTTGTGGAAACCGTGGAGGATGGCACTTCATCCACAAACCCACACATTTCCAGATCGTCGTCGTATAGGTTTATGAACCCGTCTGTGGATAGGAAGAATAGTCGGCGTTTGCCTTGCAATTCTGTCTCCACGAATCGCTTCACCTTGACTGCATTTCCAGAATCGTACCCGGCCCAGCCGCCAGCCAGATAGTCGTACACTAAAATTGCGTTGTTCTCTGTTGCGCCATCCAGTGGGACTGCCATGTAGAGGCGATTGTTGTGATAGGCGGCTGCGGCTCCACTTGCATAGTTCCAGTTAATGCGGTCTATGAGCGGCTGGATTGGATCGGAGAGCGGCACATCTATTGCGCTGACTTTCCCATTGTCGGCAATTCCCAAACTCGTCACGCCGCGCTTGCTGGATAAAAACACAACATCGCTCCCCACTTGGACGATAGAGTTTTTCCCGACTGCCCCATATTCGCGAGTCACTTCGTCCAGCGTTATGTCGGCAAGATTTCCATAAATGTTGCTAACAATGTAGATGCTGTTTGTTTTGAAACACGCAATTGTGGAATTGTTGATTCGCACTAACGAAACTAGGTCGTCTTCACTCCCTTGGTTAATGCGGAAGTTTGACAACACTGGTTGGTAGCGTGTGTAGTTTAGAAAATCACTGGCGGCGATTAGGTCGCGTGAGTGTGGAACTAAAAGTCGGTTTTGGAAAAACAATCCAGTCGTAGCATTTGGAATAGATTCCGTGCCGTCTGAATCATTCTCATCAATGGTCGTGTCGGACGATGTTTGACTAATGGACTTAAACCCTTCGTCAATGCGTTCCATTATTAGAGGTTCCAGATTCTCCCCCCTAAACATCACCACAACATTGAAGCACTGAACAAATTCAACGTCGCTAGTTATTGCGGCTCCAGCTTGAGTTGCCCACGGCTCCAGCAATCTCGACGGGTTAGATTCCTTGGTTGAAAACACACCACTACCGGATGCCACCAACAAATGTTCGACGCCAGTTGGATCGCGAAATATCCCAGTGCCGTAGACTGAACCGTATCCGTAGGTTCTGTGACCAAGGTTGTTCCAGCCGACATTTAGGGTAGATGTGTTTCCACTCGCTAAATAAGAATGGATTGGTGGTTCTGTGCCGGGGTCGAGGGACGAATCTCTTTTAAAGAACGGCCCGATTTGTCCTGACGACCCTTGTGGCGTTGAGTTATTACTTGCCGGGCCTCCTTGGTGGTAGAAATCATCTGACGTATCGGATGGTGTAGAGGTTCCAGCAATTTGGGTTGTGCCAATAAGCGCAACTTTTTCGGGGGTTGCACCTTCGGCAATAGATACGTCATCAACACTACCCACAAAATCTGCGCTCGCTTGAATGTAAAGTCTTTGCGGCGCGTTGCCCTCACTTGTAGTGGCAACAGAATGTGTTCCGTTTGCCGTAATGGTAGACGCCCCCGCCGTTGCGGTAGTTCCAATACCAACTTTTATACTGCCCGCAGAATATCCAGATACAGTGATTGAAATTGTGTAGTCACACCCAAGTACACCATGAATGTCTTGGTAAAGGTTGTCGGCTCCACTGGAAGCTGCGTGGGTTGCTTTTCCAGAACCAATCGTCCATTGGCTACTACCACTGAGTCCTCCAATCGCAACTCCATTGCTGTTTGTTTCAGCCGCAGTTGACCAACCAGTTCCACTGGCAAAATCTCCATTTGAGACAATTGCGTTAGTAGATGAAAGCGCAATGGTTCCGCTACCAGACGTAATCGCCGCTTCCGTAGCCGCTGACACAATCGCAGCCCGCCCACTGTATGTAACAATCTCTCCAGCGGTGTAGGTTTTTTCTGTCCATGCGTCTGCGGCTTTGTTCGTCCACGGCATCTTTTTAATACCGGGGCGAGTCGCCGCCTTCCCATTCACAAACCTCTTATTCTTCGCAAACGCACACTGGCCCGGTTGGAGTTGACCGGGGTCTAAACGCATATTAACTCCAGTAAAAAAACTGTCTCCGTCTACTATGGGTAATGGGATTGGCACTATTTCCTCTCCAACTCAAACTCCAGTTCCGCCACTTTTCTCAACGCTTCCCTCGTCCACTCTGGCGCGGACTGTGCCGCCGCTGGAAACTGCGGGTGTTCGGTCAACGTCGAGACTCCATTCAGTTCCCGATACTCTACTGTCTGACATCCCGCCGCCCCTAGCGTTAGCAATAGCGGTATCAATTTTATCCAGTTTTTCATCGTATCGGCGTTGGGCTTTTGCTTCGCGCAGTTGGTCGTGTACTTTCAAAAAAAGCCGCTCCAAGGACGGAACGGCTCGGAGTAGCGCGACCAATGCACCTATTATCCCCATTAAACTCTTTTCTCTACTTTGGAGATTCCGTGGCGGACAAAAATTGCCAATGCTGATGTGATGCCAACATTGATAGCCGCGCCGAGTTCCAGTTCTCCAGTGAGATAGCCAGCCAGCGCACCAATGACGCCAGTGACTCCAGTCCAGAATGTTTTTGATTTAATCATTGTTCTTCTTTAACAGTTCCCGAATCTTTAAAATTATGTAGATTAACGATGCGAGTGAAATACCGACTTTAAGTACGAGATCAATGGAAACCATCCAGTTGCCAATACCCGTCGCGCTGGCGATTGCCACTTTGAAGTCGTCAAAATTCACCCTTCTTTTGCACCTTCATATTCTATGTCAAAAAACGGCGTATCCACTTCCAGTGTTCCTGGAAGCGACTTACATCCACTCATAACTAAAATGAACGCGGAGAGTAACGTCACAACCGCAAATCGATTAAGTCGCGAATCCATGCACTCGC